GTTGTCGTCTCCTACCTCTTCTATGACCAATGGTAATAGTACACTATTAAAGAAACTCTTAGTCTTTTCTGCAGCAGCCTTACGATTCTTTAATCTTTCGATTTCGTCTTTGTAAGTCTCTATTTCTGCATCTATAAGAGATTCTTTTCTGTTTACTTCTACCAAGAAATGGTCTAGCTTTTCTACCTTGTTCCTGATTTGAGTATGAACATTAGCTAACTGTGTTTCCAGAACTTCTTTTTCTTCAGGGTCTTCCTCTAACATTAGATTTAACTCTGTGTCAATAAGTTCTCCTATCAGTTCTTTTGTTGTTGCCATTATTACCTCCTAATTGTGATAATCTATGACTGTTAACCACTTAACATTATGCTTAGTCTGATGTACATCGTCTTCATTATATATCATATTTCTATCTATGATATCTTTTAACTCTACAGAATCATCAAGATAGTCATGTTCATTAGCATAGTGGTCTAGACAAATCCAGCTGTCTTCTGATTGATACGACTCTAAGTCTCCCTTGATATTATCAAACAAGTCTTTAGTCAATCTCATGCTGTCATCACCGTAGCCTATCTGTCTATATGTATCTCTACACCACGGATGTTCTAAGACAGTTCCAGTCTTATCTTTCCACCATTCGTTAAGTTGTGGTTTGTATTGGTCTATTAAGTTAGATGAAATACCCCATGTATTCTTATCAAAGTCCTCTTTGTCTTTCTTATTAACAAGACAAGACCTTATAAACTCTTTAGAATCTTCATAGGTTACTTTGTATTTGAACTTACTTAACTCACCTGACCATCTGCCTCCTACTACAAACCAGTCTGATGGGCCACATGCCCATCTGCCACCTTGATTTGCAAAACCCTCTTCACTTAGCCACTCATATACACTGTGACTTACATCAGTAGGGTCTAGGCTCTCCCTTGTTTCGTCTTGTGACGACAGTACTATCAAGCGTTGGTGCATAGTCTTTTCTCCTTAGTCTAAATGATGGTGTCCATTGAAGCTCTACGTCTTCAAATAAATCACCGTCACTATTCTTAAATAAGCTTACCTTCTTAGTGGTATCGTTGGCTTGACCTTCAATACCAATAACTTTACGGGAAGCATTTTCTATTGCTCCTGAACCTTTACCAGCATACAAATCTAGAACTTGGTCTCTACTATACTGCCTTGCAACTTGCGAGACTTGTAGTATAATACAGTCATAGTTAACTGCTAGATTTGACAACTGATGAGATATGTACCTGATAGATTCATATTCTCCTCTTACACCTCTTGGTGGTTCGATAAGGTCTATATAATCAACGACTACGCATGCGGGATTAAGTTCTTTAATCTTCTCCTTTATCTGTTCAACAGTAGGAGATATAGTCTGAAACACTATATGACTTAGTAAGTCCTTGTTATGAGCATACAGCTCTTCATAGTGTTCATTGACATATTCTTTGCTTTTGCCACTGATTATTTGGAGACTTCTACGATGCATATACCAGCCTGATAATTCTAATGATAGATATAGGGTTGGTATTTGCCACTCTGGTCTAATAATATCAGACTTAGCATCATAGCCAAGTACAAGATTATGTGCCAAAGTAGTTTTATTTGCACCTGTGCTGCCGAAAACTGTTACTAACTCACCGGGATATATCGTACAATCTCTGTCTACTGCTAAATTTCTACCAAGGTCTATAACCTTACCAGAAAAATCAGCATTTAGTCTGTCTCTTAGTTCTTCGTGTAAGTCTTCGGATGTGTGTACATCAACAAGATAATCTTTCCTGTTATAATGCACACAATGAGGTTTACAATACTCTTTCATAAGGGAGTCATTACAACTGTATTTGTATCCAGCATTGTAGACGGCCTCGACTTTTTCGTGTACTACAGTATCCTCTAGTTGGTTATCATTCCAATACAGGAGAGATGCCTTGGTTGCATCTGAAGGGATACCGTTTCTTCTAAAATGCGAAGCTATTCTTAGTATTGTATTATTCCTATTACCTTGTTGAGGGCCATCATTATACATCTGTTGCACACATGGTACGATGTTACGAGGCTCTGTAACTGACTTTAATGCTCGAATCTTTGGTACTTCTGTTATTACCTTGTCTTCTAGCTCACCATCAGCCCATAGGTCAGGATATTCATAGTCCATACGCTGCTCTTTTGCCATAGATAATATATCTTTAGCAGAAAGCTCTTGTAGTTCTTTGATATCCAAAGGAATCTTGTACAATCCTCTCTTCTCATTTAGTGTATGTGGAAGGCGATAAATACCTGTTCTTTGATATACACTTGCATCAAGACCATCTAACAATGTTGTCATAGTATTCTTGACAATAAATGGCAGGTCTTTACTAGCAGGGAAATTAAATAACTCATTGCTTACAGCTATGTGATATCCAGTGCCGCTAAAGTAAGGTTGAATTGCTCCTCCCGGAACACCAAGTTCATTCAACTCATATAGGATGCTTTGTGCACATCTTAGCGTATAATCGTCTGTATTTTGACCTTTATCTATATCTATGAGTACCTCATCAATATAGCGCATACCAAAGAAGTTTTTAAGTGTGCTATTTGTATTAACATACTCTTTACCTTCTTCATCATAAAAGTACATACTACGATATACAGGTTTTGTTTTACCCTCATCAAGTATATAGAGGTGCATTTCCTCCATAGGTATGAGAAGCCCCCGTTGCCGAGGGCTCCCCACTGCTACTTCAACCCAATACAATTAGAAAGTATTGGTTGCACCCGTTGGAGAGGACGATGCGGAGTCCTGAAACGGTGTTGAAGTTGTTTCACTATGTTCTTTAATAACACCTTTGGACTTACAAAAGTTAACATAACCTTCGAAGTCTTTACGGTCTGCTACAGTGTTCTTGACTAACTTAGGAACAACACGACTATAAGCCTTGCCGTCTTTTTCGTTAAACTCTTTGTACACATAGCATATGTAGTCCATAGTGGGTTCTGATGGAAAAGTAGGTGTGAATACATCATCAAGATAACTTACGATATCAGCAATTGGTTTCCCATCTGCATCTTCGAATGTACCTTCTTTTGTAACACCGCCTTCAAACCCAATAGCGTCAAATAGATAATACAATCTTCTAAGAAGAGTACAATCCTTGATAGTACCATCAGGTTCTCTGTCAAAACTACCAGCTATTTGCATAGGCTGTTCGTATTGACTATTTTCCAGTTTAAGGCTTACAATCATATAGACATCTGCCCAGTCGAACTTTTCAGCTCTGTCCTCGAAAGATGCTATACCACACGATTGATAACCAAGATAACTGCTACCACCACTGGCAGCTTGTGGTCTGAATATGGCCATTCATTACTCCTGTTCTTTTGGTTTAAAGGATAGAACTTCTTTTTCTATCGCTTTGTAATTGAAAGGTAGTGTCTTTTGCGCTAATGGCTTTAGTCTACTGCCGACAGTGCGTTCATCGTATGATAAGAAAGATATGTAATAATTCTCATCATCTTTAGAACCAGTTGTGTAACCGATAACATCTGCAGATGCAGTTAAACCATAAGCCAAACCACGAGGCAATTCCGGCATTAATTGTACTTTACCATCAGTCATTGTGCTTGTTTTAGCATGACTAACTAGTACAAGCGTGCCACCTTTTTGTTTAATAAGGTCTTGGAATCGCTTTACGACATCTAGATGTTTCTTACGAGCTTTACCCCAGTCAGCACCCCATTGACCTTCACCCATCTCACTGATACCTAACTCATTAGTCACAATATCCTCAATCCAACGATTGACATGACCAAGAGTGTCTATTACAATAGTATCATATGGGAGTTTGTCCCAGTTTTCTTTGAGATATAAATATACCTCAATCATACTGTAGGTCTCTAAAGGCTGACCTTTGTTTTCGCCACTACGAATGTAGTGACCACGCTCTATGGGAGGTACAACCTCCAACACTGGCGCACCGTTTTCCTTAACTACTTTACCATCGATAGTTTGCTCTCTGGTAGGTGCATTTAAGGATGTAACGGTGACAGTATTTGCTCCATCTACGAAGTCTGAGCCAAGGTCTGTGTCAATAATTAACACGCCCTCTTGGCCCTTAGGGCTCCATGAACTGGTTGCG